ATTGGACCGCCTCTGCTGATTCTCGCAGGCCGATATTCAGCGTTGGCAGCTACACCAGCCACGACTTCGATGGAGTTGATGATTGCCTGATCGGGCCAACAACTGATCTCACGGGGACCGCCAAGGTGACTACATTCAATGCGGTCGAGTGCGACAGCGCAGCCGGCACTCAGATCATCAGCGAGTTCAGCAGCAACTTCAATAGCGTTCCGGGGACGTGGTTGCTGGATACCAGTGATACCGCAGCGGGCGACTTCTCCTTTGGTCTCCGCAATAGTTCGGCGGCGACAGCTCGCCGGACCGGCGGCAACGCGCTCCCCAATAAGGTCGTACTGTCATGCGTGCGAGACCTGACAAAAAACACTTATGCGACTTTCACGCGGCCCCGCATAAATGGGGTTACGCCATCGCTTACGGACACGGGAACGCAGACAACCGGCACGGCCTTCGCAAATCAGACGCCATATGCTGGGGCTCGTGGCGATGCCAGCCTGCGTTTCAATGGCCGCATCATAGCTGAAATCGTGGTTGGCCGCGAATGCACGCCGGCTGAGATCGCCGCCACGGAGCAGTATCTAGCCGGGCTTGCAGGCCTGAATTTCTAAGAGGCAACCATCATGGAACGTCTTCCTACCATCATCACTGTTCAAGCCGCGTATGTCGATGCGGTAAACATGGTCTTTTCCGCGATGGGGGCCGGGGAGAACAATATCTCCCGCGCGGCCATACCTGCTGATACTGCCGATCCAAACCCCAGCACTATAGCCACCCACTACATCGCCATGGACATGGGAGCCGATGCCGATAAGGTGGCCACATGGCAGGCTATGTGCAGCGGCATCCTCCCGCCGATTGATGGCGCGTGGGGCGAGGCGGGCATTATCGGGGAGACCGAAGCCAAGGCTGCACTCGCTTTCATGACAGTCGCCAGCGAAGCGGGCCTCACAGCCCCAGGGGCGCCCGAGGCGTTTCTTGCTGGTATCCTAACAGGCAAAAGTCTCATGCTGCGCCCGGAAGGTGGAGCAATAGGGTGACACGGCGATCCTGAGCGCACAAAAAGGAACAACACCAAGGCAAGCGGCACGACAAGCGGCACAGGCGCGCTAGACGCGGTGGGGCCACGCCTGCACTAAACCCAATCCCGGGCAACCTCCCCTTAAAAGGACTGCCACCGCCATGCCTGATAAGAACAGGCCGGATACAGCCTTTAAGCCAGGTCAATCCGGCAACCCGAACGGGCGCCCCAAGGGCACGCCGAACAAGACCACACAACTGCTCAAGGACGCCATTCTCAAAGCCGCTACCGATGCGGGGAACGGGGATATGGCAGCGTACCTGGAAAAGCAGGCCATAGAGAATCCTGGGCCATTTATGAGCCTTCTTGGCAAAGTGTTGCCGATGCAGATTGCCGGCGACCCAGATAACCCGCTTAAGACCATCACGCGCATTGAGTTGGTCGCGCCGAAATAATGGCCACCGCTAGGATTGAACTGCCTCCGAAGCTGATATCGGTTTTCGAGGGTAAGGCAGACGTTAGAGGGGCATACGGTGGTCGCGGCTCCGCCAAGACGCGATCTTTCGCCAAGATGACAGCCGTCCGCGCTTACATGTGGAGCAGGGCCGGTCGGGAGGGCATCATCCTTTGCGCCCGCCAGTTCATGAACTCGTTGGATGACTCCTCTCTCGAGGAAATAAAAGCGGCAATCCAGTCGGAAGATTGGTTGGCTGAACACTTCGAGATTGGAGAGAAATACGTCCGTACGATCGATGGGCGGATATCGTACAAATTCTCCGGCCTTGATCGAAACATTGATAGCATCAAGTCGAAGGCCCGCATTCTTCTGTGCTGGGTCGATGAAGGCGAGCCGGTCGTTGAGGACGCCTGGATAAAGCTGATCCCGACTCTTCGCGAAGAGGATAGCGAACTCTGGGTGACGTGGAACCCGGAAAGCAAGCGTAGCGCCACGCATAAGCGGTTTCGTCTTATCACCGATGATCCGCTGATGAAGGTGGTGGAGTTGAACTATCGGGACAATCCATGGTTCCCCGACATCCTAGAGCGCAAGCGCGTCAAGGATAAGCGGGAGCGCCCGGATCAATACGCCCATATCTGGGAAGGCGATTTCAAGACGGTCAATACCGGCGCCTATTTCGCCAAGGGGCTGCTCCTTGCCAAGGAGGAGGGCAGGATAACGCGAGTGCCGCGCGATCCCCTGATGCAAATCCGGGCGTTCTGGGATCTGGGTGGACGTGGGGCGAAAGCTGATGCCACGGCAATCTGGATTGCGCAGTTCATCGGACATGAAATTCGGGTGCTCGACTATTACGAGGCTGTAGGGCAACCGATAGGCTCGCACATCGATTGGCTGCGCTCGCGGAAGTATGAAACGGCGCTTTGTTTCCTCCCGCATGATGGCGCGCCGGTTAACCCGGTTGCAGATGCGAGCTGGCAAACGGCATTGGAAGCTGCGGGCTTCGATACGGAAGTGATCCCGAACCAGGGCGCGGGCGCAGCCAGGCAACGCATTGAGGCTGTTCGCAGGCGGCTCCCTGCAGTTGTGTTCAATGAGGCCACCACCGAAGCCGGTCGCGACGCACTGGCCTGGTATCACGAGAAGAAATCTGAAGATGAACGGGATGTCGGGCTTGGGCCTGAGCACGATTGGTCATCTCATGGCGCAGACGCATTCGGCTTGATGTGTGTCGTCTACGAAGCACCGAAGAAGCAACAGCAATATGCGACGCCTAACAATTCCTGGGTGGTTTGATGGCTAAAGGCGAGCGCATGGATGATGACGAGCTAAAGGCTCTCATTGCCCAGGAAATCCAAAACGCGACAGCTTTCACAGAAACAGAGTTGTCCGGCCAGCGCTCGCGCGCTTTGGAATACTATCGCGGCGAAATGAAGGACACGCCAGCGGCCCCCAATCGTTCCTCTGTCGTTTCCCGCGATGTAGCGGATACGATAGGCTGGATGCTCCCCGGCATCATCCGCGTGTTCTCTGCATCGGATCGCATGGCTGAATACGAGCCATATGGGCCGAAAGACGAGGAATTCGCCAAACAGGCGACGGACTACTGCAATTACATCTTCTGGCGGGACAACAACGGTTACCGCACGCTTTGGGACGCCTCTCACGACAGCCTGCTTCTCGGCAACGGCATCGTAAAGCACTGGTGGGACGACAAGGAGGAATGCGAATACTCCGAACTGTCGGGTATCACAGATGAACAGATCGCCATCCTTCAGCAGGAACAGGGCGTTGAGATAACCGCTCAGAAGGCGGGTGAACCTCAGATTGCCATGCTCCCTGACCCAACGACTGGTCAGCCTGTGCAACAGGAGATCCCGGTCTTTGACGTGAAGATGAAGCGCGTCACGCGGGCGGGGCGCCTTCGTATTGAGTGCATTGCCGGCGAAGACTTTCTCAAGGATCGCGATTCCATCAACATCGAGGATGCACGGTTCACGGCACACAGAGACGAGGTTACCCGCTCCGACCTGGTGGAGATGGGGTTCGACCCCGCAGAAGTGGAAGAACTGCCGGCGTTCAGGCATTCCGGGCTTCAAGAAGAGCGCCAAGCGCGTGATCCGAATTTCGATGTCACATCGGACACCAACGATAAGGCAATGCAACTCATCGAGTTGTACGAGTGCTACCTGAAGGTGGACATAGACGGAGACGGCATAGCCGAGACTGTTCGCGTTTTCTATGCCGGCAGTGGCGGGTCGGGCAGGATGCTCGATTGGGAAATCTGGGACGATGACGTTCCGTTCTCGGATATTCCGTGTGAACCCGTTCCTCATAGGTGGGATGCTCGCTCGATAGCCGACGAGACGATGGACACCCAGCGCGTCAAGACTGTGCTGACGAGGCAGTTTCTCGACAACCTGTATTGGGTCAATAACCCGCTGATGTGGGCCGAGGACGGCTCAATCGTCAATCCTGAGATGATGACCTCGCCAGTGTTTGGCGGGACTGTGCGAGTGAAGAAGGGCACGCAAGTCCCGCCGACGCCGCTTCCCATCCCATTCATCGGCGACAAGGCCTTGATGGGTCTAGAGCACTTCGACCAAGTGACCGAAAAGCGCACGGGCGTTTCGCGCTCGACCATGGCGCTGGACCCCGAGACGCTTCAGAACCAGTCCGCCACGGCCAATCAGAACCAGAAGGATGCGTCTTACTCTCAGGTCGAATTGATCGCCCGCAACATGGCTGAATTGGGCTGGAAGCGCGTGTTCAAGATGATTCTTCGTCTTCTGGTGAAGCATCAGGATCGGCCGCGCACCATCCGCATTCGTGACAAGTGGGTCGATATGGACCCGCGCTTCTGGAATGCCAACATGGATGTCACGATCAATACCGGTCTCGGAACAGGGACTAGGGATCGAGACATGGCGATGCTGAACAACATTCTTGGCACGCAGACCATGCTCACCCAGCAGCTTGCCGCAACCGGCTTCTCAGCCGATGCCCTGGACATGCTGCCCAAGATCATCAAGACGGCGACCAAGCTTGCGGAATCGTCGGGCATCAGGAACCCCGACGAGTTCTATATCCAAATCGATGAGGAGAAACTTGGGCAGATGAAGCAAATGGCGGCCAATCCGCCACCCGATCCAAAGGTCCAACTTGAGCAGCAAAAGATGCAGAACGACATGCAGATGCAGTCGGCTCAAATGCAGATGGACCAGCAGAAGAACGCCAACGACCTTATGTTGCAACAGGCCAAGATGCAGGGCGAGCTTCAACTGAAGCGTGAGCAGATGGCTGGCGAGATGGAACTTGCCCGCGAACAGATGGTCGCTGAGATCGAGCTTAAGCGACAAACCTCCCTGATGCAGATCGCATCGAGCGAGCGCGTCGGCATGGACAAGAATTCCAAGGTTGGCGCCGACGTGCGTCTAGGCGGCAAGCCGGGCTAAGAGGACACAGAGATGGCATCAACAGCAGTCTCAGGCACGTTCACTGGAACGGGCAGCAGCAACGCAGTGGCGGCTGGCAAGGTCATGGTGGACATGACTTTCTCGGGGACTGCCACGGTCAATGTCCAGTGGCTTGTGGACGGATCGAACTGGCGGACCATCACGGCCTACACGGCCTCTGCCCAGGTGATTGTGGAGGCCGGCGGCCTGCCTGTCCGGCTAAATTGCTCCGCATATACCGACAACGTGGCCTACGCCATTGTCGCTAAGTGACATTCTCCCCAAGGAAGCGCTGCGGCTTCTTGAGGACGATACGCTAAAACTCGCCCTTGAGACGATCAGGCTTGAGGCATTGAACGACCTCGCCACGGTCAAGGCAGACGATACGACGGCAGTTCTTCGCCTTCAGCAGAAGGTGGCCGCCATCGAAGACATTCGAGCCGCACTGCATTCCGCAGCCAATCGGCCGAAACCGGCGAACTCCGCAGGAACCTTCGCCTAAAACCACGAGGAAAATCAGACATGCCAGACAGCGACCTCCCGCAAGGGACCGCCGAGGACAGCACGTTGTCTTTCAATGACGGCGTGGACGCCATCAGCAACCTGATCGAAGACCCGGAAACGGACCCCCAAGACACGGTTGAGGCCAGTGATGAAGCCGAAGCCGGCGATATGTCGGACGAGGCCGCGCATGAAGACGCGGAAGAAACGGACGGCTCCGAGCCCCTCAAGGGCGGACGCTTTGCGCCAGATTCGGCCAAGGTGACGCTTGAAGACGGGACCGTGATCTCCGTTGCCGAACTGAAGCGGAACAACCTCTTCCAGCGCGATTACACCCGGAAAACGACCGAGCTGAAGACAGAGCGCGAAGCTTTCGCTCAGCAAAAGTCGCAACTGGATCAGAACGCTCAGTCACTCGCTCAACAGCGGGACTTTATCCTTTCGGTCGCTCAGAAGTTCATTCCGCAGCCCCCCTCTCGGGAACTGCTGAATTCCGACCCCCTGGCCTTCATGCAGGCCAAGGCGGATTACGAAGAGCGAATGCAGGTGTTCAACCAACTTGCCTACCAGCAGCAGGCCGAACGCGGCCGGCAGACGGAGCAGCAGGCAGAGGCATCAACCCAGCTTCGCCAGGAAGAATCCAGGCGCCTGCTGGAGGCTATCCCAGAGTTCAAGGACAGGAATGTCTACCAGAGCTTCTGGAACGACGCCGTTGATACGATGGCCTCGAAATACGGGTTTACCAAGACCGAAATCGAGGAAACCCTTGATCACCGCTTCTATGTCGCGATGCGTGACCTGGTGAAATACCACAAGGCGCTGAAACAGGCGCCCAAGGTCAGGCAGGAAGTCGAGAAAAAGCCCCAGATGCTCTCTGGGTCTCGCCGCATGGACCCGAAGGCCAAAACCTCCCGCGAAGCACAGCAGAGGGCTGAGAACCTCCGCAAGTCAGGGTCATTCGACGCTGGCGTTGCGTCTCTCATGGACCTCAACCTTTAACGGAGCACTTCAATGGCACAGGTTGCCAATACCTTCGAAACCTACGACGCCGTAGGCAACCGGGAAGAGCTTGCCGACAAGATCTACATGATCACGCCGGAAGAAACCCCCTTCACCTCGCTCATCGGCCGCAAGTCTGTCGCGACTGTCCACCCCGAATGGCAGACCGACACGCTCGCCACGCCGTCCACCTCGAACAACCAGCCGGAAGGTAACGACTGGACGTTCGATGCCGTCAACCCCACGACCCGTATCGGCAACTACTGCCAGATTTCGGAAAAGGCGTTCATCATCTCCCGCACCCAGGACCAGACCGACAAGGCTGGCCGCAAGTCGGAGGTTGCACGTGAAACCGCCAAGAAGGGCGTGGAACTGCGCACGGACATGGAAGTCATCCTCCTGAGCAATCAGGCGGCTTCCGCCGGTTCTGGCAATGGCGCTACCAATCGCACGTCGGCCGGCTTCCGTGCTTGGATCGCCACCAACGACGATCTGGGATCGACCGGCGCTTCTGGCTCGTTCTCGAACGGCATCCAGGGCGCGGCCACCAACGGCACCCAACGCGCGTTCACCAAAGCCATCCTGGATTCGGTGATCCTGAACACTTACAATGCCGGCGGAAACCCTGACGTGCTCATGGTCTCGCCCTACGTCAAGACGGTGTTCTCGCGCATTCTTGACGACGCGGACGTTGTTCCGCTGCGCAAGGAACTGAAGAGCGGACAGGCCACCATCGTTGCGGCGGCCGATACCTACCTGTCGGACTTCGGCACGATCACGGTCGTTCCGAACCGCCAGATGGCCCGTGCCGGCGCCACGATTGCCCGCAATGCGTTCCTGATCGACCCCAAGATGGTCCAGATGGGCGTATTCCAGGACATCACCATGAACAAGCCCGCCAAGACCGGCGACTCGGAAAAGCGCGTC